GCGGCCATTGCATCCCCTGCGGCTCATCCTGCGAATACCGGAGAGGCGCTGACCAAGATGACGATAAGCGACCTTATGCGCGTGGTGCGCGCCAACTGGGGCGACATGGCGGCAATCGAGGCGGCGTTCTACGCAAATATCGCCGCCCCTTCTCCTGTAGGTGGAAGCGCAGACCTGACCGACGCCCTGGCGGAATATCTGCGCCGCGAAATGCCAGCGGGCACGGTGATCGGCGACCCTGACTGGTGGGCCGCAAGGATTGTCCGCGCGATTTCCAGCCGACCAGCAGCACTAGCTGCGCCGAAAGATGAGCAGCAGAATGGGCACATGCCGCCCTTCGCGGCACCCGCGAGCCTACTAAATGCTGACGAATTGGCTGCGCTCCACCGCTTCAACGAGTGCGCGCTCGACGGAGAAGGCTATGACGTGCCGAAGGAAATGATGCAGCGGCTTGCCGAAGTGGGCGTCGTGCGGCGCAAGTCAGGCGCGTTCTATGAGCACACCGAATACGGGCTGGCCGTGCTCGATGGTTCGCACCATCTGAACATCAAGACGCTGGTGAATCGTTTCCTGGGCTGGCCGCTTCCCGAAGGGTTGCGCCCCGAGGTCGCGCGTCCAATTGGTACGCACCTGATGAATGCTGATGAGGCAAAAGCGATGTTCACGTACTGCCTTGCCGCTACCCCGGCTCCCCAGCAAGGAGAGCGCAATGAATAACCCCCAAGCCCTCGCGCCATGCCCGTTCTGCGGTGGCGCGGCGCGCATCGAGAGCAACCGCGACTGGCACAGGATTTACGCCGCCCACGACGAGGACTGCGTTTTCGATGCCGACGACCACAATCTGATGTACCCGGCCCAGCCCGGTTATCTCATAGAAATCGCGGAAGTCTGGAATCGCCGCACCGCAGCCACCCCAGCGCAGGGCGATGAGCTGCCGCCGCTGTCCGAAGCGCGCATCCGAGAATTGCAGCAGGCCGCACCTACCATCATGGCGTTCGCCCGCGCCATCGAAAAGGAAATCGGCGCAGCCTGCCGGGCCGGTGCAAAGCAGGGCGATGAAAGGCTGATCGCACTTCTGAAGGAAGCCAGCGCGACGCTCAAGATGTGGGCGGACGTTGCTCCTGCTGTCAGCTTGATCAAGGACATCGACGCAGCACTAGGCGCAGCCCGCGCTTCTCAGCCAGGCGGTAAGTAGCAAAAAGCCGGGTTTCCCCGGCTTTTTTATTCCTCCTGTTCCGCAAACCTGCCCAGGTCGCGCACGTCCTGGCGCTTCTTCGGCAGGTACACCCCATCTTCGGACTCGCGGATGCGCTTGTTGCGCATGCGCAGGCTCTGGATCAGGTTCGGCATGGTGATGCGCCGGCCCGGGTTTTTCTCGTTGAAAGCCTGGATTTCCTCTCGGATCTCGGCCTGGCCTTCCGAGTCGTCGGCCTGGCGCGCATTGGCCCACTGTTCGACAAGCGCCTGGCGCCGGTCGAGCAGCTTACGATCGGCGCGGTAGACGGCGCTCTTGCCTTCCATCGCCTCGCGCACGCGGGACGGCGAGAAGCCCAGCAGCTGCCCGATTTCCTCGAATTCGTTGGTGTCGTCCACGATCGGGATCCCGGTCTTGTCCTTGGCGCCGTCCAGGTTGTAGCGCAGCGCCTTGATCGGGTTGCGCACCGCCACCGGCAGCATGCTTTCCAGGCCGCGCAGGTAGTCGCCTTCTGCGATCGACGCCATGCCCTTGGCGCCGGACAGGCCGATGCCGGCCACCGGGCCCAGCGCCGCCGTCATCCAGGCTTCGGCCGCGCGCGCGCCTTCCAGACCTTCCTGCACGTCCGGCAGCAGCAACTTGTCCAGGCCCACGCGGCCGGACAGGTCGATTGGCGTGGCGCGCGAGACACCGTGCATCAGGATCTCGGCCGGCTTCTGGCCCAGCAAGTCGGCCATTTGGTTGCGCAGCGCCACCTTGGCATCCCACGGTTCGTCCTCATCGCTGCCCAGCATGGTTGCCGCGGCCAGCAGCGTGCCCACCACCGGCAGGCCCAGCACGCCGGCAGCCATGGCGTGCGACAGCAGCAAGCCGGCGAGGGTCTTCTGCGCCACCTTGTCGCCCTTGGCCGCCAGCACCGCGTTGCGGGTCAGGGTGTAGATCATGTTTTGCGCATACTGCTTGAACAGCAGCACCACGCGCGCCACGTTCCCCTGCATCACCCGCGCCCGGTTGCCGGCGCTGTAGTCGAAGTGCGAAGCGTAGACCTCTTCCACCGCCGATTTATAGGCGCCGGCGTGATCCTGGCCAGCGCCGCGCGCCAGGCGGTAGGCGGCCAGCAGCGTGGCCTGGCGGTTGAATTTCTCGCCATGGTGGAACATCCAGCTTGCCCACTTCATCACCGGGCGCAGCTTCGCGTGCGTCTTGGCGTCGTCGCCGGCAGCGATGCCGGCCAGGTCGTGCGCCATGGACACGTCGATGACGCCGGCGCCGATCGCCTCGTTGTAGGCAGACAGTTCATCCCCGCGCAGAACCTTGGAAATATCGTTCTTGCTGGCGGCCGTCTGCTTCGACGCTTCCAGCAGCGCGGCGCTGGCCTTGCTGAATCCGTACTTGGCGGCCAGCATCGGCAGCGTCACCAGCGGGGTTTGCGACAGGTTGACGGCGGCGCTGGCCGGCGACAGGCCCAGGTAGAACACGAAGCCGATCGACGTGAGCGCCGTCGACAACGGATTGCCGTTCGGGTTCATGTAGGCTTCGTGCCGCTTTTGCATCTCATCGACCACCTGCTGCGCCTTCACCGAGTCGTAGGCCGCGTCGTCGGCTTTGCTGGTGACGTGATCCTGCATTTCATCCAGGAAGTCGGCCATGCGGTCGCCGTAGCGCAGTTTCGCCAGGTAGCGCGCGCCGTGGAACATGTTTTGCGCAAACGCCCGGCGCGCGTCCTGCGAGAAGCCCGGCGTGCCTTTGCGGTGAATGCCGTGCTTGGCCCAGGACAGATCAGGCATCGATTGCAGGTACAGCTGGTTGATGTCGTCCTGCAGCTCGGCGCTGTCCGAATACTGGTCGAGCACCCCGAACAGTTCCTGCATGAAGCCGCGCGAGACTGCATCGCGGCCGGCGTTGAACTCCTTTTTCTTGGTGATCTTGCTGACCTTGAAGCCCTGCCCGGCCGGGAATTTCTTGACCAGTTCGCGGCGCAGGGTTTCGGCCTCGTTCATGGTTTCGGCAAAATTCACGGACTGGCGCTCGCCGGCGGCGTTTTGCACCGTCACCACGTAGTCACCGAAGCGCGCCAGGGGGAAATAGACGCCCTTGACCTGTTCGTAGAACGTGGCATCCATCTTCTCGAGCAGCGCGGCGCGGCGCGGCGAATCCGGCATTGCGCGGGAGATGCGGTTGCGGATCTCGGCGCGCACCTTCATCCAGTGCGAGTGGTAGGCGTCGCGCGCTTCCTGGTACAGCTTCTGCGCTTCCGGGCTCAGTGCCTTGTGGCGGGCCTGCAGCTTCATCCACTCCATGCGGTTGTCGCCGGGTACGTGCGGCTTGGACGGGTCGATCTTGGCCAGGGTCGCGTCGTGCATCAACTCGGCCAGCTTGTCGGCATCCTTCAACTTGCCCCAGCGGTCGGCAATGCCGTCTGCTTCGGCGCCGGCCTCGTTCTTGTCGGCGTCCATCTGCTGCATCAGGTTGCTATACCGGGTCAGCAGCGATTCCTTGCCGGCCGGCGCGAAGTCGCGGGCGTACAGGTCGACCAGCTGCCGGCGGCCCAGCGCCTGCAAGCCGATGCCGCGGAAGTCTTTCAGGCGATTGCCCACTTTGCTCATTACGTCAGTCAGCGTGGCCGCCTGCAGGCCCGATGCCAGCGATCCGCCGATAGATGCGCGCAATTCTGCGCGTATCTCGGTGTCGCCCTTGGCGGTCTGGTTCTCCTGCATCAGCTGCGCGCCTGCTTCCATCACGCGCTGCAGGGTGTTGTCCTGCACCGCGGCCGGTTTGCCCAGGATGATGCGCACGATCCCCACCAACTTCTGCCACAGCGACAGTTTGGTGCCAGGCGCCGGGGTATCGGCCAGCTTCTGCCGGAATGTCGGGTTGGCGTAGGCCTCGGCAATGAATTCCTCTTCGTTGCGGATCCCGTACTGGTCGGCAAAGCGCGGCATGTCCTTGACGTGGCGCCAGAGCGCGCGGATCTGCTGTGCGCCCAGGCCGCCGCGCTGCAGGCCCGCCAGCGTGGCCGCGTGCACCAGTTCGTGCAGCAGCCCTTCCTCGGCGCCGCGCTCCTGGTGCAAGTAGGCGGTGTTGTCGGACTGGCGGTAGGAGGCGGTGGCCTCGTCGGCCTGCACGCCAGCGGTGTAGGTGCCTTTCGGGCGGCCCGCGTGCACGGTCGTTTTCAGGCCCAGGTTGCGCAGGGTGCGCGCCAACTCGCGGTATTGCGGGTTGGTCGACGTGCGCTCGATCATGCCCAGCAGCTTGTCGGCGGCCACGCCGCCCTTGGCGGCGGTCATCAGCAGGCGATCGTTCTCGCTGCCAGCAGCAGCGCCAGCGCGCGGGGTCACGTCGCCGTCAATAACCGGGTGGCCTTGCTCATCCACCTCGCCCTTGAAGTTGCGCCAGAATTCCACCTGCGAATCGAAGTCAGGCGCGACCAGGTTGCCGTTGGCGTCATAGATCGGGCGGCGCACGCCGTCCACTTCGACGGTACGCTTGCGGCGCTCGATGCTGGCGCGCAGGGGGTCGTCCTGACGCTTGACGATGAACTCGTAGTAGCCATTGCTGCGCACGTTCAGGCCAATGATGTCATCAACCGGCACGCTAAATGCCTGTACCTGGCGCTCGCCATCAGCGAAGCGCTTGGCCAGCTTCTCGTCGCCCATGTAGACCACCTGCGTATCTGCATTCCACTCGCGGCGCGGCGCGTCGGCGCGGTACAGCGTCACGGTGTTGCCGTATCGCCCCCGCAGCAGATCGCGCGTCTTGTTCCAGCCAGCAGCCATGTCGTCCAGCGTATAGCGCCCGCGCTTGAGCGATTCGTTGATGCTGGTCGGCTTGCCAGGGATGACGCCCTGCTGGTCATTCTCAATGTCGATTTCCATGCGCACGATCGGCAAGTCTGCGGTTTCCCGCTTCGCCACATCGAGAAGTTCGTCATCTACTTCGACAGGGTTCGGGCTGCTACTTCCGCCCACACTGGCGCGCAGGGTGTCGTCCGGCTCGCTGGTGCTGGTCTCGCCGGCCATGGTGCCGTCTTCGGTGATGACGACCGGCGTTTCAGGCTTGGCCAGGCCTTCCAGGCGCAATTCTTCTTCCAGGCGTTTCAGTTCGCCATACTTTTCGGCCATTTCCTGCTGGTACTCGAATGGAGCGCCCTGCTTTTTGCGCAGGCGCACCACGTCGGTTTCCTCGCTGCGCAGGGTGCTCTTGGCGCTGTTGAGCACGTTGCTGATGCCGTTGACCTGGTTGATGATCCG